CTTTTAATGAATCTTTCATGCCCAACAAGCCATTTAAACCTGTAGCCAATGCGATTGCGCCTTGCGTTTTAGCCATTACTTTTTCAAGTTCTTTTGCATCGCTACCAAAGATTGCCATTGCACCTTGAGCAGCAGCAAAACCATTTGCTACTCCACCAATTACTGTTGCGAATGCTTGAAATTTTGCCTCAGGATTAAATGCCTTAACAGCATTCTTTGCATCTTGCATTTTGTCTTGCAATTCTCCTGCTCTTTTAGCAGCAGTCAAGAACGCTTGTGAGCCTGGTTCAAGGTTTGCAAGTTCATTTGTTAATGACCTTAACTCAGCCTTTAACGATTTGACCGATGCTGTTGAATTGCCTAATTTTATTTCCGTTTCAAGGATTACTTTTTCTGTTTCTGTTGCCATTTTATTTTATATTTTAAACCATTCAACTCCGTCTGTTAAAAACTTATTGCCAATCTTTGATCCTATCGAAAAAACTTCAGCATTTGTGCTATCATAAACATTGCGTGAAACTGTATCGTTGTTGTATATTGTTATCTCAATCGATTTATTTGTTTCAAAATTATATCCACTGGCAGGAGTAGGCAAGTAAACATCAGCAGTTATTACGCAAAATTGAGTTGTGTTGTTCAATATGCCTTCGGTTGAATCGTTTACTATAGCTACGAATTGTGATTGCTTCATCACAAATTCGCCGTTGTTATAATACTGCAATGTTGGTAGTTGTTCATCACCACCAATGGTTCCAATTCCACCATTGTTATTTGCTTGCGTTGGAACAAATACTGGTGCAACTTTTAACTTTAAAAATTCACACTTGGCAGGCTCGTCAGAATTTAAATCTGTTGTTATTTTATAAAGCCTGTAGTACTGTCTATCTATCAAATACGAATCCCTAAACGATATATTTTGCAAGTCAACATTTGACAAGTGAACAGAACAAGTTAGAATCTTAGAATCCTTGTCGGTAATTTCTTCAATTGACTTTTTCCAATACTTATTATACAAATTATTGTTTGTCAATAATGGTCTTGTGCCTGAGCCATAATAAATTGATTCTGGCATTCCAAAACTTAAATCAAAAGTTGGATTAGCAACATTGTCTAAATGCCCTGCGTATGCAAATGTGCTTCTAATTGTTGGTGTGATATCGCCAAGTAAATAAGTCCCACTTATAGTTGAAACCAATCCACCATAATATAAAATTCTTGGTTTGGCTGCGGTTGCTTGTCTTACGTTGTCGGCATTGAAAAACCTAATCTTGCTAATGACTCTATTATTATTGCTTGCATCGGCTAATGGTGTCGGGGCAAATGGCAATTCTATTTTCTTGACTTGTGTTAAAAAGTCATTCGATACAGTTACACGCTTAAACCCATATTCGTTTTCGTATTGCTCCAAATATTTTTTGTTATACTCATCGTTGTCTTTTTGGTAATGAAACTCTAATGATTTCCATTGCAACGCACCCATTGGCTCAATGTTGTAATCTTTAGACACATCAATTTTTTGTGTTAAGTCTATAACATTAGATGTATAAAAGTCATCTCTTGGTTCAATTATTAACTTCTTGTCATCTGTTGGGTCAGGCTGAAAATAAAGATTAAACATTTTAATTAAACCTTTTAAAAATTCCGCTTGCTTTAATTGTTTTGGCAATGAGTTTGCAAGTTGTATGCTTGCACCAAAATTATAAACACCATCCGAACTATTAAAGAACGATGAACCTGCATTGAATCTAATTTGTATGTCAGCAGGCGTAGCTAAGTTTTTAAAAGTTGTGGCTTCAAAATCAACATAAATTATATCGCCATCTTCCAAGTAGCTTAAAGGACTTTGACCATTATATTTAAAATTAAATGTGCTATTAGAAGTAATTGAACCAGTCCAATCTATTGTAAATTGGTCGGTGGAGATAGCGGTTATAGCACCTCCTCTATTTCTGATGAATGATATGTCAAATATTACTACATCATTCGTGTAAGTTGATGCACCAATGTACTTGATTGTCATGTCAAGTTCTGCTCTAAAAATATAGTTACCTAAATAACCTGTTGGCACTGTCCACTGGTTACTCGCTATGCTTGGAGGCACGGAGTTTTTAATTATGTTAGGAAATAAAATCTTAGTTTGCAAACCCGTTGTAGTCATTGTTATGAATGAACTTGCAGAATTAAATGCTACTTCAAACAACCTATCATCAACTTCGCTTTCGGTCATTCTAAACCCATCGCCAGTGTATGGCATTATTAATGATTTAAAAATTGTTGAACTAAAAAAAGTGCTTGAAAATCTATAACCTGCATCCTTAAAAATTGCATCAACTAAACTCTTAACATACGTTGCAGGAAAAGTTTCTTTGTAGTAATAAAATTGCTCATTAGTTTCATAACCTCTGTCAATTAATGGGTAAACATAACCTACTCCAATAGCAGCCGACCAAGATGCGTCAATGTTAGTCCCAGTCCATTCGTGATCATAAGCCGATAGGTCTAATTCAGTCAGCATTTTATCGCCTAAGTCTTGAAATAAATTTGCATTTCTACCAATTATCACAACATCATAAGTTACATTTTGCTCATCTTCAATTTTAATATTAGTTAATTGCAATAAGCCTCTCATTTGAGGTATGCCATCACGAAACAATATGCAGTTTACTTTAGTGTTTGGATTAAATCCACCACTTATCACCGAATTGTTTACCTCAAAAATATTTGAAAATATAGTGTTGTTGTTATGTGTACCTGGAATGGTAATCGTTCGTGTAAAATCTGCTGTGCGTTGGTCAGGTTCTTGTATGTCTACGATAGACTTTTCCAACTGAATAGGCGCGTTGTCAAACAAATCTATGTTATAGTAAGTAGTAGCACTATATAGCTTTAATTCGGTTCTCATAGTGATTGTCTGTATCTGTTATAAGTTAAATCAAATCTGATTGTTAAATTGTGCAATGTTCTGCCGTTCATGTACTTTTTAACATCATAAGCACTATCGGATAAGTTGATTGGCACAAAAGTATTATCATCCCTTTCAAGCACCACAATTGGTGATTCTAATAAAGACTTCATCCATTCGCTTTCGGTGTCTCTTAGCCAATCAGAAGTACATAACACGCTATCACTTATGGTTGTATTATAAGTTGTAATTAACCTTGTGTTGGCAGTATAACCTAAAGGTGTAATCTTCTTGAATTGTGAGCGGTCAATTGATTCGCTTTCTTGACTTACTTTATTAAAGTTGTAATTATCCCAACCACCCAAGTTATTCAACCAATGTAGCCTGTAGATTGGAAACTTTTCTTGACAACTATCAACTGTAACTCTTATGGTTGTTATAACTGCTGAAACATTATTGTAAAGTTCTACATCGTAATAACCATTGGCTAATACTGCTGTGTCTATTCCTTGACTAACAATCTCAGACCATAACACGCTGATGTTATACACATATTGATTTGCGCTTGATGGCGATGCAACCAAGTAATTTGGAATGCCACTTAACACCTTGCCAGAATTAACAACTGTAGTTGGATCATAATAACTCAGAAATAAATCTTGTCCTTCCTTTATTGTGATTGAATTGTTTTTTAATAAATAACCAAAACTTGATACCACATAACTTGCCATTATGTTTGCGGCAAATTGCTCAAAATCAAATATTGAATTTAAAGCATACTTGCTTCCCGATGTTGGGTTGCGTGTTAAGTTTGCAAACACAGTTGGAACTGTAGCCACATCGTATAACTCACCAAATTGAACATAATATGCAACTTGTGAATTGCTATTGAATGCCCACGTTGCTGAATATACATTAGCCATGTCAAACGTAACGTAGTTTTTTATAACAGGACTAATATCAATCGTGATTCCTGTTGAACCTGGTTGCTTTGGAAATAGCAATCTTGACACTAATGTTCCTGCAACATAAACATCAGCGATAAAGTTAAAATTAGTTTCTGCCGTTTTAGTGGATGTGATGCTAAAAAGCATCTGATTATACGCAGGTTGTGTTGTGTTTGGACTGCTTACTACTGTTATGCTCATTTGATGCTTACTATTATTGATGTTTTAATTCCGCTTGCCATTGCCTTGCCAATTGCTCTGGCTAATTCTTTTGATCGCTTTGGATTAACAGCCTTTTCAATATAATTCATTGGCTTAATTCCTCCTATCTTGGTCATCACAGCCATTTGTTTTGCTTGTTGTTCTATTACGTTGGCTTGTTTTTTTTTATTTTTTCTAATTAACGTTTTACCTTTTACTGATTTGCTTCCTGTCCTTGCAATGTATTCTTTAAAACTTTCAATCATTTTCTTTGGCGTTCCTAAGTTCCTAAATGAATACTTTGAACCTGCTGCCTTTGATTTATTATAAACTCCTTTGACACCTTTGTCAACATAATCCCAATAGTCAACTGTTGTCATTATCTTTTGAATTATTGCCGATGGCGTGATAATTATTTGCGATGGATAAATTGACCTAGCTAATGTGCTTGCTTGCTTTGTTCTTGCTTTTGAAGTGATTTGCTTTTGCATTAATTTAATTGATTCGTTCCCGTATGCAATCATAATTTCTTCAACAATGTTTTTAGACGCAGTTGTAAAATCTTGCGTGCTTCTGCCATACTTTGCACCTAACGCTCTTAATGCTGATTCGTTAGCCATTACGCTTCATCCTTTCAATTTCTGCTTTATCGTTCTCGCCTTTGTCTTTCATAAATGAAACCGTGTTTAATAACTCAATTACGTTTAAATTAAAATAATAATCCCACTTTTCTCTATCGTTGTTGGACATATCGTTTATGGTTGCAATCCAACCCCACTTGTCTCGAAATGTTCCGCCACTTCCTTCACTACTTTCTCCGCCTCCGCCATCAAATAGATTTGAATATTGTCGGTTAATGTCTTGTAGTACTCGCAAAAAAAAACATAGATGGGATAGACCTGCGCCATTTTTAATTCGTTCTTGAATGTTTCCGCACGTTCCTTGTGATTGTTTCCATCGTAAGGTAATTCCCTACCAAACCAATTTACTTCAACCGCTATGCTTGCCAAAACGTTGTGGATGTTTTTTTCAATCTTAGCTTCGTCTTTTAAGAAGTGCATTGAGTCGATGTATTGCGAACCTAACAAATCTTGCGTTCTCCATTTTAAAATCCACTTTTTGCCACCTGCTTTAAGTTTCATGTTGACTTTTCCGCCTTCAGGTATTTCGGCAATCTTGTCTAACTTTGCAAGACGTGAAACTAATTCGCCAATTGGTAATGCTTCTGCCCATTCAAGATTCTGCCCACTAACTTCGGCAAGCATTTTCATCTTCCTAATCAGTGGGTCAGATTCCAGTTCTGCAATTAGTTTTAACTGCAAATATTGTTTAATAGTAAGTTGGTCGTATGATGTGATCATTTTTATAATATATAATTTTACACGTTTATTGTTGCATATTTTCCGCTGGCCCTATTCGTCAAATGAATTAAAGCAACATATCTTAATGGGTCAATTAAATGGTTGAAGTTATCAATCGGTTTACCTGTTTGTTTGCCTTCTTTGTCGGTTTCCCAAACATAACCGCGCAATTCTTTAATTAAATTAACACTCGATTTTGTTACCATCAAATCGTTTCGCTTTAAAATGTCAATCCCTATTTTGATTGAGTCTGGTCCTTTAACTGCACCTCGCACATTAAACCCTTGACGTCTTAGTTCTTCAATACTTTTAGGTTCTGCACTATCGCAAATCAATTCATTGCGGTTAAATGACATGGCTTTTAAAAAATTACCAATGTCGTTGTTGGTCATATTGGTTCTATGTAGTAATTCATCAACCCAAATTTTGCCATCGTGTTTATAAACTGCAATTAATGTAGTTGGGTCGTTGGTAAAACCAAAATCCATTCCGTGTGCAATTAACTTAGCATCCTCAGGTATCTTGTCGACTTGTTTCCAATTGTCAATAACAACGCCTTGAACCGAACCAATTTGGCCTAACCCATAAACAGTCCACCAATTACCCCAATAAGTTGATGTCAACGCTTTTGTTTCGGCTTGCTCAATGTCATGTATGATAGTTGCAGGTAAAGCCTCATTATCTTTATAGGTTAAAATTAAATGTTGTGAATCACCATCCTGCATCAATTCCGTATGCGCCCAAAATTCTGATGTTGGATTAAAGTCCATATACACATCGCCACTGGTACGAATTGCCAATTGATGGTAGCTTTCAAAATCAATGTTGTTGGCCTCATTAATGTAAAGCACGTTTCTTCTTGCACCTCTTAACTTGCTTTCTTGCTCCGCACTAAAAAATTCAATGTAGCTGCCATTTACAAATCGATAAGTTAACAATGATCTGTTCCAATTTGCGTCAACATAACGGCCTGTCCATTCCATTATCTTTAAAAAGTCCTTCATCGCGCCACGTCTTAGATGTGGAATGGTTTCGGACACAACAGATATTTCTAAGCCAGGTGTTTTACATGCCTTGTCAATTAGTATTGGTAATATTCCAAACGTCTTGCCTGCACTTGTTCCGCCTTGGATTATTTTCTTTCTTGCCGTTAATGCAAGAATGCGATTAATTGCCGTTGTCCGTTTGAACATCTGGGAATAATGGTTGTTCTTTCATTACTACTTCGCTTTTATCAGTCAATCCGTTTAGTCTTGCAGTGATGCTTTGACTGTAAATTCCAACCATACCACCTTCGATTTGGTCGTTCTTAACCTTGCGTTTAATGTGCGAACAAACTTCAATGAAATCAGTGTAAAATTCGCCTCTATTGTCAAAGTAATTCCTAATGCTTTTAACACCATTCTCGTAACACCAACAATAAAAGCCATCCATTGTTAACGGCTTTTCTTTATCGCGATAAACAGCGTTGCCATCTTTACCAACGTAGTCTTGAACCTTCTTCGGGTTTGATTTTACCAACTCCAAGTATACATTGAACATGTCAAGTATCTCGTTTGGATCGTTTATTTGTTTAGTGCCTATAGGTCTTGCCATATTATAATATATAAAAATTTTATTATTTTGTTACCTTCCAAACTCTATTGTGAACAACGTTGAATAAGTGCTGGTATCTTTCGTTAGCCGTATAAGGTGGTAAAAGTTCATCTGTTGCATTGCTCACACTTTCTATTCCTGCAAAAAGACCTTCCGCTATTTGTAGCTTATTTGCCGAATCGTCAATAATTAAATAGTCGGTTGTTAGATGAGCAAAGTTTTCAATGTCTGATTTGGCTACCTCGTATGAATGACCTCCGTCTATGTATACTAAATTGAATGTAGTTAGTTGCATTGGTCCTATTACTTCGGGATCAGTGCTTAATCCTTTAATTAGCTTTAACTTCGTTGCTTTAAATCGTTCTGCAATAGTTTCTAAGTCTTGCTCATAGTCTGATTCCCAATGTCCACCAGTGTTATCTAACGGAGTTATTCCTATTACTATCGCTTTTTTACCTGCTAGCTTTGCAAGTATCTGAATCAATGTAGTTGTCTGCCCTCTGAAAACACCTATTTCTAAAAATGTAAATTCCTGAGGCATTTCGTCAACGATCATTTTCCACATCCAATAAAATGAACGTTCGCCAAATCCAAATATGTTTTGCTCAACCCAATCTCGTAATTCTTTTAATTCGGGAATGGTGTTGGTAAGTTCGCAAAACTCATCATGCGTTTTTCTTGAAAACTCTTTTGTGTTTTCGTATTCCGATATAAATTTTTCTAAGTTCATATTTGTTTATAAATATTATTCATCGGTGTATGCCCGTTACCATGCCAAAATAACGGCATTGAATTGGTAATTTTGTTTGTTCTTGTTGGCAAATCAAAGTCGCGGTCTTCCTCGCAAAAGCCAATCGTTTGAAAGACTTCGCAATTGCAATCTAGTTTCACCCATCCTTCGTGATGTAATGCTAAAAATCTTTCTGTCAACCATACTTGATCGTTCATTTCATTGGTTGGTGGTTTAGATTCATAAAGTCTTAAGAATTGTTTTACCTCACCACCCCATCCACCCCCATTGACAAAGTGCCAAGGACTTTTATTTGTTGGGTATTGTGATTCTAATTCAGGATAAGGATAACAATTTCTTTCTGCTGAAATTAACAACCCTGATATTTCAGGTAGTTCGCTCGGTGTACCTAAAACGAAAGTGTCCCAAGCGTCTGTATAAATAAAATGAGTTTCGGCGGATTCTTTTAAATAGTCATAGGTCTTATGCAACTTACTTAAAAAACCCGTCCAAGTATGCTGAATGATATGATGCTCCCATCCAAAATGATTTAACGACCTAACTAACTCGCTACATTTATCTGGGACGTCTGTGCTTGTTATTACTATCATAACTTTACAAATGTATTTAATTTACCGCTAATTAAATCTGCTTTCATTTGGTTAAATTCTGGCATGTCTCTCATTGCTAAATCTTTTTTTTCTTGCCAATATGGCGTTTCTTTGTAATCAATGTGTTCAATGTCGATATGAGGTAAAAACGAATTCTTAAACCCTGCTAACTTACACCGAACTGCTGCAAGTGTATCATCAAATCCATAAACTCCAGGTTGCATTAATCCGCCTATCTTATCTATTAATCGGTGATTATACATTTGGCAGGTTCCTATAACGTGTTCAACATCTTCAACGATTATCCAAGGTTGTCCATTAACGTGAGGTAACATTCTTAATGTGCTTTTAAAATGATCAGTTCGCCAAGGATTTTCTAAAAGGTCTTTTCTTTTCAATCCTAGTATTCCAATTGATGGGTCGCGTGCGATTACTTCTTCCATCTCGTCAACCCATCCTGAATAGTTTACTAAACAATCGTTATCCATTTTGATTAGGTGTTCGCCTTTTTTGCGTAATGCCCACGCTTTGTTGATGGCCCTTGCAGTGCCTATATTTTCATCTAACTCAATTGCTTCAACATTGCTATTCGTGCATGTCAAAAACTCGCTGATAATATGCTTTGTTTCTTCACAAGAATCATTGTCAACTATTATCAATCGATGTTTATCAAAATCAACTGTGTCAAATAGCATCTCCAAAGTTGCCTTAGTATATTTGCTCCTGCCATTCTCCTCTGTGTCGTAACAACACATTGCTATTAATGCCATACTACTTACCTACTGGCCTCCCTACTTTTGCCTTCTTTGGATTTTCGACCAATTGCTTTTCGTAATTAGTAAGCCACCTGCCCATGTCATTAATTGCATTGATGTTGCAACCACTACATCCACCTGGCCTTATACCTGTGATGTTATGGATTAATGATTTAATTTCCATTAACTGTTGAGGCTGACCAACCCAATCGCTTTCGTTTTGGAATATTTTAATCAGTTCGTAAATGGTGAATCGATGGCCTTCATCGGTTCTGATTTTGTTGTAAATGTTTTCGTATGTCATTAGGTTCATATTTTAAATAATATTCGTTTTGCAACTATTGAAATGTAAGCACTTATTCCTGCAACGCCTAACGCGTCAAAAATTGGTTTTAATATTGATATGTAACTTGATAAAAGAAATGCAAGCAAGACACTCCAAAATGTCAAACACACTATGCAGTTGAATGGCTTGAAGTCCATCCATTTTGGAAATGGTAATGGGTTGACAGAATAAAATGCCAACCATAAAAACGCGATGCCTATGCTCATAATATTGATTTATAAAATTTGTATCGTAATTCTGCAACCTTGTCAATGTGGTATTCTTGAACATCTTCGTAAAGTTGTTCAGCTAATGTTTTGCGTAAGTCTTTGGATTCAATTAACGCCTTCATATGCTTGTGCCAATCGTTCTTATGTTTTACACTCAAACAATTCCAAGTGTGTTCTATCAATCCAATGTATGGATGAACATGCGAAACGATTACCGACTTCTTTTTAAAGCCTGCTTCAAGCATCTTCAAATTCGACTTCATTGAATTGAACCTGTTATCGCGCAATGGAATTAAACTAATATCGATGTTATCGTAAAACGTGCCATAATTTAAAACATCTGTTGCAGGAAAAGTCATAAAAGAATGTTCATCGGCTATTCCTTTTGCAGATAGTATGCCTGCTATTGCAGAACTCGTCATGTCTGTACCATCGTAACCACCATGCACCACTGTGAATTTAGATTCTGATTGATACAGGTATTTTATCGCGTCATGCATTAACAATACATCCTCAAAGTGAGTGATTGAACCACTCCATCCCATGCGTGGTCTTTCAAATGCAACTTGTCTTGGCTCAAATTGGTCTACTGGGTTTATACCATTTGGTATTATACCACATTTTGTTTTGCCAATCTCGGCATTGATAGCTGCTGCTAATCGTTCGTTGGTAGTTGTTACGGCATAGGCTGATTTAACTGCCTCAACTATTTGCAATGAATGGTTATTTTCTTTTGATGAATTATGCAAGATGTGCCAAGCGGGCAACATGTAGTCATCGTCTAAATCTAATATGTATCTTAACCTCGCCTTTTTTAGCTTTTGAATCAAACTTGAATAATCGCCTGTTTTAGAAAGAAAACGATTAACCACACAAAAATCATATTGAGTTAAAAATGGAATTTCAGCAGTATCAATCTCATTGATCATGTCCACTTCAACATCTTCGTATTTGCCTATGATTTTATGTGGCTCAACCATTCGATGAAAGTCAACCCCACTGAATTTTGGATATGATGGAACGACAATTAGTATTTTCATTTAAATGTTTTTAATTTGTTTTTTACTGCTCGCAATGCTGAGTAACTAATGCCAGTTATTTTAGCAACTTTTTTCATGTTGCCATGCTCGTTATAAAGCAACACCACTCTATTTTCAAATTCGGTTAATTCAATCATGAATTGTTCGGCTCGTCTGTTTACCTGCTCATCGTATTTAATGTCTTCAATTTCTTCTTTGATGTCGGCAATGTAATATGGCACTCTTTGCTTGTGTTCCGCATCGTCTTCTTCCTCGATGCAAACTAATTCAAATTCATTCTTCAAAACTAATTTACCAAACGTGCCTGTTTTTGAACTCATGTTTCTAACGATGCAGTAAAACCAAAAGTTAAGGCCATCCAACCTGGGCAAACGTTCTTCTGGCATTTCAAGAATCTTTAAGCAAACTTCTTGCATAATATCATCGGCATACGATTGATTCAAAACTTTGCAAATCTTTTTGAAATTAGGATCGCTAACTATTTTTTGAATCAATTGGTTTCTCATAGCTTTGAAAAAGTATTCTGAATCTTTAATCTTACCGCTTCCATGCCACCTGTTCTGATAATATCGTCGACTAATAACATCACTGTTACTGGCTGCCTTGTTTTGCCTTTTGGTCTTCCGCGTTTACGTTTTGCTATTTCCATGCAACAAAATTATTATTTTAATTAAATTAAAATAAAACAAGTTTTAAACCATTATTTGCTTGAACTCATTTAGAGAGCGTATAAGGAAGTATTTTTGCCCAAGTGATATAACACTACTTTCGAAGTGTTTTTGTGTCATAGATTGCGTATTAACATCGTTCTTGACCTCAACAAATATAACTTGACCTTGCAAAATTACAATTAAGTCACTTACGCCAGTTAATACCCCCGAGGTTTTAAAGTTTTTGTTAGTGTATGTGGATTCGTTTGGCACGCTAAATATTAAACCCAATCCTTTGCGTGTGTATTCATTGCGGAACCACACTATAATTTCTGCTTGTATTTGGAATTCGCTTTTCATCGGTTGTATACTACGTTGTAAGGTGGATTTAATTCTTGTATTAGTCGTTTCTCCCATTGGCTAATGTGTTCTATATTATTTCTATCATCAGACAAACCGCTAGCTAAAAACCATAAAACGTTGTTAAATTCTTTTGTTGCATCTTTTAAATGTCTTTTCAATCTATTTTGAATATTAACTGATTTACCGACATAAACTAATTCATCATCATAAAACAAATGATATAGTCCAAGTTCTGCAGGAATATTGTATTCTGTAAATTCTCTAATATAATCCATTAAATTAAAAGGATTGCCAATTATCATCCCAAAATAAATATATGGTACACTGCTATACCTAATATTTTTTTCATCTAAAATAAATTGATTAATAAATTGCTCTCCTTCGAATAGTCCATCTTCGTTTTTCATATTTTAATTTTGTTTTAATTTGTAAATGGTTGTAAATGGATGTAAATGATTTTGTTTACATCCAAGAGTATTGATTTTATTAATATCTTGACTATTCTTTGTTAGTGTAAATATAAAAAAATAAAAAATTAGTAAAATATATAAAAAGTGTGTTTTTAATATAGAATTTTAAAGTGACGTTTTATATTTACATTTACAAAACGACCTTAATGTATTGATTTTATTACAAAGAGTTGTAAATGTCGCTTGTAATTGTATTTATAAAAGTGAACGGTGTGCCTGTTTTTTTGTCTTCGTGCATATTTCCAAAGGAATTATACCTGCACATTTTTTTGTCTAATTTCATTTCGGATTTTAAAACTTTAGTGATATAGTGAATCGAAATTGAGTTATCACGACTAAACCAACGTTCTTTAATATCGGATGCAGTAGCTTCGAATGATTTAATATTATTGTTTAAAAAGAAATCTTCGCATCTTATTTCTATTTCTTTTCGTAGGCCTGATTTGCTTTCTTCTTTTAAAACAGATAATTGTTTTGTTTGTATTTCTTCTGGGGTAAAAACCATACGCGATTTGGAAAAGTCAATTGCAGGCATATCGGTAAGAAATTTAAGAAATGCAGGTATTTCTTCGAATAATGCTTTTTCAACATTTGTATTTATTTCTTTTAGCACTGGAACTTTTCGGATCCAAAAACGGATTTCGGCTTCGTCTACTTTTAAGAAGTCATCTTCTTTGTTTGTGCATAATATTACTTTGCCATAGAATGGGAGCGTGTAATGCGCAATTGATTTCATGTTGACTGTGATTTCTTTTGCGGTTACTAATGATTTTAAACGTTCAATGGTTGATTGTTTTTCAATGGTAGTTTCATCCACCATTATAATATTTTTGGTTGCGTAGATGCTATTGAATGCAGACGATAGGTCTGTTGGCGTTATTAATACCGAGTTTGCGCCAAATAGCATTGAAATCCAATTAATGAATGTTGTTTTGCCAGTTCCACGTTCTGTTGATACAAGTGCAAGAATTGGCAATGCTTGTTTTGGGTGCAGGTATAATACTTGCATGTATTTAACACCTAATAAAAAGTTATCATCACCAAAAATATGATTTAGCATGAATGCCGTTGCAGGAAAGTCGGTATCAACTTCTGATGGTTTATGCATAAATTCCGAATATTGATTAAAACATCCACCAACAACACGCGAGTATGATGTGTTATTTGGTTCAATAATAAAATCGTTGAATTTTGGAATAATGTCTAATATTTCTTTGCCGTTGTCTTGAATTATTTCTGTTTTGCTAAATGGTTTGACAACTTCGTTTTCTGCACCATACCTGTTCTTAGATACATACGTTGTCATGTACTCATCGCCAACACGAACGTAGTTAAGTGGTTTTTTTAATAGAAAATAGTTAATATAAGACAACGCATGTTCTTGTTTTCCGTTGAATTGAATTTCAGTTAATAGCATAAACTTGGTTGTGATGCTATCAGTCTCAAGATTTTTATACTCACGATGAATTTTAACTGTTCCATTTAATAAATCGGTGCAAAACAAATCGTAACCATCAACAAGTTTGATTTGAACTTTTACTGACGATATTATTTTAAAATTTTTTTGACCTGAGAATATTGATATAAAATCTCCAAAGTGGTTGAAGTAATCTACTGGGTTATAATTGTAATCTGATTTGCTCATTTAGTTCGTTAATTGTGTTAAGTAGTTCGAAATTTTCTTTTTGTAATTTGAATGATTTTTTGCGCGCTGCAAGTTCGTCTAAGTAAACTGAGCCAAGTCTATTAAAAACAAAGTAAAGTGACTTGAGCGTTTTGATTGCATTTTCTTTTCTTGCACCATCCAGTAGGTCAACCGATTCGTCAAACTTTTGGATGATAGATCGAAGGTGTTCAACTGTGCGCAAGTTTTGTTCTTCACATCGGTCACGTTCTTCAATTTCACGCGTTTTGAAATAAAGTTGCTCGAGTGTTTCAAGGTAGGCTTTCTTATAATCCATAAAGTTTTTTTAATTTATCAATAATTTTTTGCGTCAGTGCGTTGTTGGTTCGGTTCATTCCATCAAGGCTATTACTAAGGCGATAGTATTGTTTAATGTATGATCTAATGCGTGGTTCAAGTGTATCGTTTGAAATGCGATTGCAAAACGTTTGTGCATCGCCATGAAATTTCCACAAGTCAACATATCGGTCCGTAATTATATTCCAATAGTCTGCTTTGCCTAAACCTGCGCGTTGGCAGTATTCAAGTATTTTATTTCCGTTAGGCCATTTAATTTCAAAAATAGTAGTTGTTAGTCTGTCGGTGTTATCGGTTTCTAAAGTTCTGCTTGCTTTTGCTTTTGCAGTATTATAATTACCACATTCAGCGCAAGGTTCCAGGGCAGAGCCAAGCCAATTAAATCCGCATGAATCGCATTCTATTAGTTGTGGTTTTGTTTGTTTTGGTTTTGCAGTGCCGTTATAAAAAATATCTTTCCAATCGCGGTTGTAACTCCAAGGCATGAATCGGTCTACGTTGCCACCAAGATCAATTACAATAAAGTGGTCTTTAAATATCTTTTCGCTTGGTCTTGCGCCCCTGCCAATTATTTGCAAATATAAACTAAGTGATTTGGTTGGTCGGTTAATTATTATTGCTTCAACTTCTTTGACATCAAACCCTGTTGTAAACGTGCCTGTTGAAACCAATATCGCACCAGGTGTATTTCTAAACCACTCAACCATTTCTTTGCGCTCTGATGAATTGTTATGTACGGAATCGTAGGAACGTATAGGATAACCATTAAACGTTTCGCATAACGATGGATTTTGTTTTGTTGACGCGGTAAAGATCATTGTTTTTTTGCCTTGACATTTGTCTAAATATTCTGCCAATACATTTTGGTCATGCTTTATTGATTCGGCTGCAATTTCGTTTTTATCCTCAATGTCTTTTACTTCAGAGTAGTAATTGTATTTAAAAACTAAATCTTTCACTAACGATCCTTGCTCAATTAATTCTTCAATGGATGGACCAGTAAATATTTCATTGTAGAATTCGCTAAGTGTAATTGACCGCGACCACTTTTCGGCTTCTTCGTTAAAGCAGCAAATTGTTTTTTTAGTATAGATGTTGTAGCAGTATTTGCATTGATAATAACTTTCGCGTTCGTTTATAATTGGCGTTGCAGTAAATCCAATGCGTTTTGCGTCTGGAAAGAAATCAAACGTTTTAACGTGTATCTGTTCGTGCGCTTCGTCTATAATTAGTATATCTACATTTGGTGGTATTATCCTTCTAGCATACAACGTTTGCGTCATGGCCACCATAACATTGCAACGTGTTAATGAATACTTACCTTTTGCCGTTATAGGTTCGCAATCAATTCCAAATGCTTTTAGTGTGTTAGCTGTTTGAATTACTAACTCTTCACGATGAACTGAAATAATTACGCGTTTAGTTGGCAATGCTTGTATGATACCTGCAATGATTACAGTTTTGCCTGCGCCAGTAGCTGCTTGTATTAAACAACTACTGGTGGCATTAACGGCTTGACTAACTAGCTGTTGTTGGTAAGGTCTAAGTTGCATGCTTTAATTAATTTTAAAATTTGTTGTTTTAATGTTTTTGCTTTTTCTTTTGGCACTCTAAATGATAGTACCAAAGTAGGAGCAGATTTTGGTCTACCTGCTCCTATTCGTTTTCCACCTCTCGTTTCTTTTTTCTTAGTCATTAACGGTTTCGATTGAGTAGTTAATAACGCATCTATCACCTTTGGCTTCACTCGCAAGAACGTTGAATGTCCAATCACCTACTGGAGTAACATACCTTCCGTTTGATTCTGTGCTGATAGTTGCTTGTCTTGCTGAATTTAACCAACTGATTGCACTTTGTTCTGTTTTTAGATTTTTGATTTTTACTTCTTGGTTAAAGTGTAAACCATTTTCTGTAATCTCGAATTTTTTGATTTGATAAGTCATTGTGATTGTTTTTAGTGTTGTTGTTAATTGTAGGACGCAATGTAATACTTTATTTGATACTTGTATACATTAATTTCTAACTGCTTGAAAATCAACTAATTAAAATTTCTTTTAATTTTAATTCATAATACATTAATAACGGATCGTGCGTGTCGCGGAGGTTTTCAACTTGCGAGCGTGAATGAATTATAGTGCTATGATCCCTTCCTCCAAACTGCAAACCGATAACCCTTAATGATACTGGAAACTTATTGTAAAAATAATCCATTAGGAGTTGTCTTAGCAATACATATTCGCGCTGCCTACACTTACCTGTCAATTCGGTAATGTTCATCTGTAAAATTACACAAGATTGCTGAATTATAGATTGCATTCTCTCATCAAGAATCATTGCAGGGTTCTCCTTTAAATACTCGTTATATTCCAAGTCTATGTTGACGTTGTACTTGGTCTCTAATCCCCTTAAAAAAGATAAGGGAAAGGCGGTTGTTGTTAGTGTTTGAGTCATGTTAGTTAATTTTCCAAAGTGAAATATCTGTATACCACTTGCCATTGTTCTCACGGCTTTCCGCGTTGCATTCTAAGCTAACCAATTCGCCCAGGCGTTTACTTGCAATTTCACTAATCAAAGCCTCTTTCATAATGGTGATGGCAATGTTCTTTGGATATTGCCCATCGGTCTCGATTATTGCCTGACATTTTACCCAATCTTTACCTGCCTTTGATGTTCCGTTTTCTGGTGTTGTTACTTGCGTTAATTTTCCTTGTATGTTCATAATTTTAAAAGTTTATTTTGTTTATTATTTCGTTGATTTTTTCTTGTAATTGGATCCCGTTTTGCAAAGCAATTTCAGTAGCTGCGTGTATGGTAATCATTTTTGGTTTTGCTTTAGTGCCAATGTTTATTTCAGATTCGCGTTTTACCTCTTTTACAAATATAGGCTTAGCTGTAAACTCTGGTCTGTAGCTTGCAAATAATAAACCTTGCAAATCTTGATTAACAGTAAAATAATGAATGATCTGATGCACATACTCGCTTGGAATTTCGTTTGTTAAAATATATTCTAAATGTTTTTTTGCAGTTGGACATTTTACCTCGCAAGCATAAGTAAAATCAGCAGTCATGCCATCAGGTGAAAGTCCTAACAAATCGCATTCATCCGATTCTAACCAACCAAACTCATCAAAATTATATCCGCTATATTGTTCAACGGCTGCAATTGCTTGTGGTTCTAAATCGATGCCACGTTGCATGGCTTCGTTTGTGTAACCATCTTCCTCGTCATCGTTATAGCCTTCAATAATCTTTGATGCAAGTTCAATTGCCAGTGTATCGCTATCTACAAACAATCCTTTGGCTGATGTACCTCCAATTTTGGCATGACGTATTTCATGCCATTCTTTACTGCGCTGTGTTACTTGGTGAATTTTCATTTTTTAATTTTTCTTTTAATGCGATAACTGTTGGTAATTGTTTTTCTGCTGCTGTTAGGCTCATCCAGGTCTTTTGCAAGTCTGTTGCTTCTGTTAATGCTTTAATTGCATTGACATCACTAATTTGAGGTGCATAATATTTTTTTAATCTTGACACCCATCCATGACGTTTATCCATTTGTGCAAATAACACGCAAGGCTTGTTCAACCAGTCTTCCATGAATGGGCTGCCAAACTCTTTTTCGCACCACCTGGCGTTGGTATTATTTAAAATCATAGGTTTATATACCCCATGCAATTTTAATCCTGTACGTGTGATGTTTTTGTTTGCGTTTTGGTCAAACGTTTCTGAATCTTCAAAGCCAATTATTTTTGTTGGCATTTCTTTTTTCAATCCGTTTAATTCTGTTGCTAAATCGTCACCGCTAATGTAGCGTGAATCGTTGTTTTTTTTCCAGTGTGTTTTAGTTGTCATTGTTGTTATTGGTTAAAAGGTTTTTTTTAATAGCTACAAATCCAAGTATCAATCCTCCAATGATTAGAATTATAACTCCATTGTCAACAGGTGTGTCTTTAGGTCGTTCAAGTTCATTCTCGCCTTGGTCATCGGTTAATTCTTGGTTCTCGTTTCTGTCAAACTTAGCAGTCTGAGCGGTTGCGGTCATCGTTAATAGTACGATGGCAATTGTTAAAAGTTTTTTCATTGTTATTTATTTGTTTGATATGCGATATAATTACTCGGCTATATGGTAGTTATAAGAAATATTATTTTTTTGCCAACGCTTCAAAGACAATCTGCTTCGGAAGTAAATCTTTGCAAACATACACGCTCGAAAACGGTGGATTTAAACTTGGTTTTTGGTCTGCATAGCTTTTGAAGTAGCTAATCCTTTTGTCAAAATACATTATTTCAAAGTCGTTATTCTTAAACATTGTAAATCGTTTTTGGCTTTCAAATAATCCTACTACTCCAACAAGCATTGCAAAAGGAATATTCAGATTAAACAATCGTTCAAAAACTTCGTGTTTCATTGAATAAGGTGGATTTGAAATAATGTAATCAACTCCCTTTGGTGGTTCTTCTGTAAAGAAATCCATTCCTGCTTCAATATGCGTCCAATGAACATTGTGTCCTGCATTGATTAACATTTTTACAAAGTTGCTTTCTTGTGTATCAAATGGACACCAAATAAAGCTACTTAGTTTTAAGTATTTCAACAGTGGTTCAATCGCATAATTTGGAGTGTAAAACTCATCATTTGGATTTACTTCTCCTTGCCTTTCAGCTTTGTTTGTTATTAAATCTAATTTCATATTTCTATTTTAAATTTTAGTTATTTGCCTACGCTCAAAAAAAATAATACGTCTTATAACACGTGCTATACAAAAGAGTCGGTTCGGTACTCCGCAGAAACATTTGTGATTAAACAAACATTTGTACTCCGCATCAATTTAGTGCTAATAATCGCCTCCTTCGTATAGCACCATACGTTATAAGAAATAGCTACTAATCGTCTTCAATATGATTATACTTCAATTCGCAAACCCAAGCATTTTCAAACTCGTACATTCCACAAACTTCATACGCTTCTTGTTCCGTATCATATAGACATATTTTATTTTTTTTATCTTTCATAAAGTCCATATTCCTTAAATCTATTATTACAAATTGTCCTATTTTCATAATTACTTTTTTTAATTACCCGCTACTTCTTATAACAGGTGTTTGTAAATACCAACCGAATTTATAGGAGCGTGTAGGTTGGCATCTACAAGCACCGAGACGTTAGCAGAAAGCACTACTGACCGTCTTCGATTGAAAGTTTAGCCAATATAGCGGGTTGATTTTTTGTTTTCATTTATCTTTATTATTAAACATAGCGTCTTTAATCTTGCCAGTCTGCTCAATCTTGGCCATTAAAGCTACGTTCTCAAAGTAAAGTTTGAGATGTGAACTTGGTATCTTGCATCCGTTGAATAGGATTTCACTTAGACACTTGTCTATGTAGTCGTTTAATTCGCTCATATTTTAATTTTTGCAGTTAATTGCCACACATAATTACTATCATAGACCAGTGAATCTTCTACGAATATCGTCAACCCTACTTGCTGTTGAGAAATTGCGGTAAAAGTATGTTCGCCTGAAGGTAATAATTCAAGATAATATCCTCTTTTTTGTGTCACTCCATCAACAATCAATTGTTGACCCGTGTACACAGCAAAAACTTTTTTGTAGATTGGTTTTGGACATTCTTGTTTTTTGCAACCAAATAAACTAATCAGAATTAGTGTTGTTATTATTGTTATTGTTTTTTTCATAATATTGATTTATAAAATTTGTCTATGTATTCTTGTAATTCGTTGCTCATATGCCGAAAGTCTTAAACCAGTTTAAATCTCTGTGAAATTGCACGGACTTTTGTAAAGTCTCTTGCCAAATAGAATCAAAGTCAACATCTAATCCTAAGCCTTCAGCCTCTGTTCTTAAAGCCTCTATCTGAAATCGGTCTGTTGCTGAGTTAGCCTTTTCTATGAGGTCTGCAATGATGTAATTTGCCATTGCTTGGTAATGTATGTCTGTCATATTAATTATAATTAAATCGGTTTTGGTGATTGAATCTTGAATTGAGTTTCGAGGTAATTGCAGTCAGTAGTCTATCGGCTTGGTATAACTTAGTGCAATCGTGACGTTCTGCTGCGATTTCCTGAGCGATTTGTCTAAGTCTGAGGATTCGGTTATACCTATTCAAATCGTTGTCTATAATCACGTTTTCTCTGTGCTGCGGTTGTTTATAAAATATGCTCATTTTTGTTTTAGCTTCTCCTTGATCGCTTGGTTAATGAAGTCCGATAATGTCATCCTGTTATCAGGATTACTTAGGTTGTGTTTGTTGACGGCTTGTTGAATCTTGTCCGACAAACCACGCTCACGCATAAACGTGGCTGCTTCTTTTTTAGTTATCATTGTTATTTTAGTTTAGTTTAGTTGTTACTGAAGATAATTTCTACAGGAGAAAACCCTAAGTCTATATTATACTCTGTGTCAATTGGCTTCCAAATTAATTTTGTGGAATAATTTTTTTCAGTAGCATAAGCTAATTGTTTGTCGCAACTTGGACAACACACTAAGTCGTTAGTGTGATTAGGTTCTTTAGCCACATCCACAATTGGACTTGCGTGACAGACATTGCACTTTAATTTCATAATTTATATCCAATCCTATTCTACTGGTGAACAATAAATAAAAACGTATATTTTATTGTCAATATGTGGCGATATTGTTACAAACCATTTAATTGATTTGATTGATAAATAATTTTTAATCTTTGATGAAAACAGCATTTCCATTGTAAATCCAACGCCATATTTATATTTATCATCGATATGCAATACTTCTTTGCTTTGCATAAAGTATTTAATTGCTTTTTTACTTGCTTCAATGTCCTCAAAGGTTTGTTGGTGTTCATAATGGCTGTGTTCTCCGTGAGCAGATTCTAAAGATGAATAAGAACCTAATTCTGTGAACTTTTGTCCATCGTAGGTGGTTTTTGTTACTTCGGTTGTCATAATGGTTATTTTTTTTGTTGTTAAAATTATGCAGGATTTAATACTCCATTGTTTAAAATCCAAGTATTTGAAGTTGGCTTTTGTTCTGCAAAAAACTTAGCTTTTGCTTCTGATTCACATTCTCTAATTCCTTTAATTTTATTTCCGTCATTATGGAAATTTATTAAAAAAAATAAGTTAGGGTTTTTTTGGCTGATTGCGATTGCTTCTAATTGGTTTTTCATAATTTTAGTTATTAAAGTTTTCTATTGTATTGTTTATTTCTTCGATAATTTCTGCATCTTCAATACTCATAATTGTTTCAACTATTTTAGGTATTTGATTTGGGAAAATTCCGCTAAATTTTAAATTTTTTTGAAGTGATAAAAACAATTCACTGTTAGTTCCTTCTATATCTCTTACATAATCCAAAACAATATAAATAAGTGATGATCCTAATGTTGTTTTGAAAGAATATTTACCAGTAGTTAATAATCTGCTTATTTCAGTATTGATAATTTGTGATGTGTAGTTTTTCATAATGGTTAATTTATTGTCTCTTATCTGGATGTAAAATTATAATAAATATTTAAATAATAACTACTATGGACAAAAATAACTTGTAACTACTTGAAAATCAAGCCCATTATTTTTAGTTTAAAATTAAAATAGTAAAGACAATCGCACTAATTACTGCGATTTTGTGGACTAAAATTGTCCTTTTTAGGTGTTTAATTTCCTTTTCGTGGTAGGCAATTGTGGTATTTGCCTCCGTTAATTGGTCCGATCTAAGTTGAAACTGCCATTCCAAGAGTTTAATCTTGGCATCCTTAGTGGCTATTAGCTTGGTGTTGTTGCTATCTAAGCTCATATACTTGTCAAGTTGGTTAAATGCAAGGTTGATTATTTTAATATCCCGATTGCTCAAGCAGGTAACTGAATCGGTTGATGTTTGTCCGTAGGAGAATAGGCTGATTAGAATCAGGCATATTGATAATGTAAATCTTACTGCTATCATAGTAGTTATTTATTAAAGTTGTTTTAGTGATTTGTATTCGCTCTATCTTACTAACTGAATCTAATACCTCACCAATGGAATCTATTGCTTTCTGATAGCCCTTACTTGGCTTTGGTGATGGTTGATTGCAAGTCCACCACATTAGCAGACTAAACATTGTTATTAATGTAATTTCTATCCAGTATCTTTTCATCTTATAACTGCATAAAAAAAACTAAACAATAATCCCCAAACAAAGTAAGCTATTAAAGCGTGTATAGTGAACCCAAATATCGCAACCATAAAAGATATTATCATAATCATTTTAGCTACCTTATACAATTCTGTAAACACTACCAAGACATCAAATGCTAAGAACTTGCTTAACCATAATGGTAAGAACTTATTAAGCCATTCCGTTAACTGATACTTCACCTTCCACCCATCCCTACTAAAATATAAACCATACTTAGCAAACGAATCATTGCTCATAATTGAATCCATTATGGCATTACAAATTATAGTTAAAATTAATAATATGTAAATCATTTCTTTGTTCTTTTGTTAAATGGATACTTTCTGTAGTTTTCTTGGACTATCTCGCAAAGTCTTTTTCTTTCTTGTGCTTCTTTCTTTATGCCTTCCTCCTGCTCCTTTGTGAGCGGTTTTAACTCGCCTACCTTCATTCCTTATCTTTTAAATAAATGTTGCCAATCTCAATCATAGAACTTGCAACATTATCTTGGTGATGCCCACTCATAATTAAAAGTCTAAACATAAAGTCGACTGCCTCTTCAGTTAGGCTCATATCACACAACATCGAGTAAGTAGCTTCTCCACTCTTTAAAGTTACCTCTGTTAAAAAATCGTTTGTCATCTTATTTTATGGTTAATTATTTTCTTATTATTCACTTCGAATTCTCCAGTAATCGGGTCTTTGATTACAATTGCAAAGCCTTGATTATGCTTACTCACTTGAGGATTATAGTCAGGAGTAATGGTAGTCATTGCACCTATTGAGAAGCACCCTATTACATTGCCATTCATATCTGATTCCATATGCTCAGATGTGCGATGAACGTGACTGATAAGAGTCGATGTGTTCGTTTTAGTAAAGACTCCCCTCGCAGGTGAAACAGGTGCAAATATACCTTTAACAATGTAATGTCCGTGAGCAATGTTTAAATTGCCAAATCGCATAAATCTGTAGTCTTGCACATAGTCAATCTTCATATCTTCAAGCATCAGTAATTTATCTAATCTATTATTATGGTAGAGTTCTGGTGCTTGTCTTATAACGTACTCCTCAATTCTCTTGTCGTGATTTCCAACGTGAAAAACTATCTTAACATCCATCACGTTTTGTATCCACTTTAAAAGATTCTTAACACCTTCAATCTGTTCCATCACTCGCATCTCATCAGGCTTACTTATGAATCGTGATATAGTGTTGAAGTCTAAAGAATCACCATTGATTATAATGCAGTCTATACCTTGATTATAGCCATACTCTAAAGCTAATGTCAACGAGTCTATGTCTGTATAAGGGTAATGAAAATCACCAACAACTAAAGCCTTGTTATAATGTTCTGAAAAGACATACGGAGTCTTATCTTCTTGCTGCCTTAAATCTAAGTCAACTTCTGAACGTGCCTTATTTAACTTTTCTAAGAATGGAGATAGTAAATTTTTTCTATTGGCATTTCTCACTGGACCACAAGTACCAGTTGCAGTTCTGATAGCACTCCTCGCTTTCTCAAGGTCATCAAATAACAATGGATACTTATTTAAAAGTATCTTTGCAAGTGTTCTATTTGCGGTTATACTCGGATTCTCAAGTACAACTTCTTCCGCTAATTTAGTTTTGTTAATCTTCATTGTTTTCATCAAATATTTCTGCGTGAATTTCCGCTATGTAATAATCTATAACTTCTAAAGCCTTTCGCCTTATGTTTTCTTTTTTAGCAATGTCTTTCTTTACATACGAATCTAACATCTCAGTTGCTGCGATTGCGTTATAACAATGAAGTAGAATCTGACCTCTTGTGTCTGCTTCTTCGTAGTATAATTCTTCAACATTTTCTTCATTCCCATCCATAAGATTCATCAGGTGTAAAAGGTAACTCGTAAGGAAATTCTATTGTTGTTTCCATTATAAAAAGTAATGATTAGCTTCTTTCTCTCTTCTAATTACTAAACCCTTCACGGGTCTTCCTCCTGCATTAATCCACTTGCTAAATTCTCCTTTGATTGCTTTGTTGTTTGGATCGGCATTAACTGTCTTCAATAGTGTTGAAGACTTCAAAGCACCTCCACCAAGATTATAAGCAAAAGAAACTAAAGCATTGAACTGATTTTGGTTTAATAAATCCGTACACATTGCATCTACTGATAATTCGAATTGTGCTACATCGTTTTTAAGATAGATTTCCGCTTGTTCTAAAGTACAGATGTCACCTAACTTCACCTTAGTAAGGTTAGGGTATCTAATCGTTCCGTAACCAATTGTGGGTACATTAGCTGAACATAAGTAAGCAGATAGTTTAAGACCTTCAAACTGCTTGATTAAATCTAAACCTTCTTTATTTAATTTGGTTATTTTCAAAGTTCTGATTTTCGCTGAAGTAAAGCAAAAAGATTCTTAAGCAAATCAACACCAGTTATAGCTTGAATATTCTCCCTCATAGATTGCAATTCGCTCAACGCTATCATTGCTATGACAGGCTTAACCAAAGGCACTTCGCTACCAAAGTATAACTCACACCATCTGACAACTGCAATAGCTACTAAGTAAGAAGACCCTGTGTAGAACTTCCGTATCATTGCTCTGCTTGTTATCGTACCTAATTTATGAGCCTTAATAACTCCTGTAATCCAATCAAAAACAACCAGTCCAAGTACAAACATAAGGCTTGTAATTATGGGGGATAAATAGGCGAATAAACCCGTTATAAAATAGGCTATGTATTTTTCTTTCATCAGACTAATTCTGCTTCTTCTACATTGTTAGATTTGATTTGCTCCTCACATTGTTGTTTGAATTTTAATATCAATTCAATTGAATGCTTTGCAGGTAGTTCTCCTAATGCTGCCAATATTAAATTAGCCTCTTGTTCGTTTAGTTTAATTGTTAATTGCATAAATTATAATTGTTTAACTTTAGACTAATGTTACTGTTTTTCTTGTACCGCCCGTTGTGAAATACAAGTTAGTTCCGTCATACTCAAATGAGCCATTTTGTGGAGTTGTTAAATTTGTTCCACTTGTTAATTTTAAAGGTGCTTGGCTTGTAGTGCCTGCAGCAATATGAAGATGCGATTCGGCATTTCCAGTACCTCCAATTAATATTCCAGTATCATTAAAAGTTGCAACACCCGCAGTACCTTGCCTTGCAGGAACAGTTGTATTTGTAAAAGCAATATAAGTCCTGCTGCCTAATAAATTAACGCTTAATCCATTGTTATTATTTACTGCCCAAAATGGAATTGCATTGCTCATTGCGTCGCTAAATCCTGCTGCTTTAATACCTATGTGATAAGTTGTATCATTGGCTATATTATAAGTAGCATTTAACAATAGATTTATGTGTCTTTGTGTATTAGCTCCTGCCGTGAATGTAGGCGATAATGACAATGAACTAACAACATCACTTGCAGTTGCTCTTGTAGTTATTGCTGAATTTAATAAAGCTATTTGTTGGTTGCTTGCAGTAGTAGTCTTAGCAGTTGATATTTGAAAGATATTTGCAGGAATATCACCAATTCCAACAGAACCATAAGTTACGATTGGATTATTACCTTCAATATACAAAGCATACTTATTTGTTCCTTTTGTCAGGTCTGAAATCTTTATTCCGTATTGATTGGTTATTGTGCCACCTGTTAAATTAGCATCAGCAATAAATACTCCAACATCATTCGTGATATTGCCCCCACTAATTGCAGACCCGTGCCAATACCCATACACAAAAGAGGTAGTGCCTGAAGTAGCATAAGAACCTGCACTTTGAAAGTTGGCGAAATGGTCGTAACTACCACCACCAGTTGCAGTATATCTTGCATCATAACTTGCATAACCAACTCCACCTGTACGGCTAATATCGCTTGAATCTGAAAAACAATGCCCATTGATTCCTGACATACTTCCAGTATCGTTAACCAATCGTGATGCTAATATAACTGAATCAACACTTCTGTTAACATTATTATCCCCAACGTGAATAGGTGCGAGTGGTGCAAATGCTCCTAAATCAACTCCTAATTTTGTATTAACATTTACGATTGTAGTACTAAGTTGCAACGGACTTGCTACTCCATCACCATCAGTAATAGCTTGTAAAGTTCCGCTTAAAGCAATATTAATTGTACTGCCTAAGTTTAATATTCCCTTGTAATTTGTGCCAATGTTTTGACCTAATAAATTTGCCATAGTTTTATATTTTTATCCCCAAGTTTCTGTTGTTGATTCGCCCCAATTTTTAGCCGTAGCACTTCCCCATTGGAATAGTGCTACCACTCCTGTGCCAATTGATTTAATGAATTGTACACCAAATCCTATCTGTGGAAAATTTGCCATTACAAATATTCAATTACTGAACCACTTGCTAATGTATAGGCCGTAATTTTTACGCCAGGATCAGTTGGCAAATATGTGCCTGCTTTAATACTTACGCCTGTGATTCCTTTTGTAGTCATCATGTTAACTTCATTAATTGCAAATGCACTAAACACTGCATCACTCATAACAACTATTGATTCAACAAACAATCCAGTCCTTGCTCCTGTGCCTGCGTTGACAAATCCAAATCCACCAATTGCGGATATCTTTTCTAATGCTGTACTCATATTGTAATATATAAATTTTTTAATTAATTGTTTGGAACCTGGCAACGATTCTTTGTTTGCTCAAGTTCAAATATAATATTCATCTCCCATCCATTAACCATATCAGGCAATGCCTCACGCATTGGCGTTAATGATACATTTGGTTGTATTAAAAAATAATCACCAAATGATGGATCATTTAACTCCGCATAAACATCTTGTGCAATGCTTAAACAATCGCTCAATGTATCGCGCTCATTTGTTTGGTCTGCTTTTTGGATGTCCATAACGCGTATGGTCATAGATATTTCAAGCGTGTTTTCATTTATAGATGAACTAATAACATCTGCCCACACTAATGGATAAGCCTCTTGCTCACTTGCTGAAATGTCTGACACTTCACCAAAATTAAAACTATTTATTTGAGCGTGGTTTGCGCAAATCGTTGTTAGGTCGTTCAGTATCTGGTTTAATGTGTAGAATTGCATTTTGTTTTTTGATAAATTCTTGTAATTTTTTTACGTTTTTTTTAGCAGTCATTGCATCCTCTGTTTAACATGCCTCTGTCAACTCGTATTCCTTGAAAATTATACTCACCTGCACAACAATTTGAATCACCAATTACCATTCCGCTTGTGTAGTTTGTTCTGTTGGCAAATATGGTGTCAATGTCAACATCGGTTTGGCTCAAATACAACGGAAACAACGTTTGGTTTGATAGCAAGTATTTTGTTATGCGTTCGCTATACCATTCGGCTTTGTTCTTGCACCTGTCCATTAACACTTGTATTTCGCTAAGACTTGCAGGGTTCATATTGTCTGCATTCTGAACTCCAACCGACTTGTTAAAGTACTTATAATTTATGTTCAATGGCAACTCCATGCGCACATACCAAATCATTGCAGGTGTAATGTATAAATCCAATAAATTCTTATCGTTATTGGTCAATGTGCTTGCTATTATCTTTGCCGAAATATCATTGTATAAACTCGTGCCTAATATTGGCAATATGTACATGTTTTGCACATCCTTAATGGTTGGTGTTACCACTTTCATATCAACGTTATCTTGCAAAATTGATTCTGCTTTTAACGTTTGTTCGCTTAAAAATATTGCCGTTGCCATATTACTTTAATTTAACTAATTCTTGATTCCAAATGTGTCTACAAAAAGGCAAATTCACATCCTTGTTTGGATCATGATACCATCCACCTCGCCTTTTAAATGCATCGTAATTTGGTATGCCATATATTTGGCCTAATTCATCGCTAATGTTTTCTATGTCTTCGCGTGTAAAGTACCTTGGATTTGAAACCATAGCATCGCAAAACGCTCTTGATTCACCACCTGGCAATAATGCAGGTGCATCTGGGCGCAAAATATAACGATACCTAATAAATATATCTTGAAACGTTGGAATGTCCTTATTTGTTCCCTTAACTGTTATGTTTAAACCTTTGTCAATTAAGCCATCGCCAATTAAAGTTTCGATTGATGTTTCAATTTTAGTTTTATCAACCTTTAAAATCTTAACTAAATCTTCAACAGAAATCTTTGGCGTTTTCTTTATCAAATCCAACACACCTTCATCTAATTTGCTGATGAAATCTTGCTTAGAATAAATGAACTTTTTGTGCTTGATGCTTGTAAAATTTTCAATCGGTTCGCCATACCTTGAAAACACTTCGTAATCAACTTCATCGTCAGAACTAAAATGCTCGCACTTGCTAAATGCAGCAGGTGTTGCACTTGGTATTGTTTCGCCTCCTGTTATTGCAGGCTTGCTAACTATTTCACGAATCTCGTTTGATGTTAATGCACTTAATACTTTGTTGGCAACCAATGGACTTAGTGCGTTCAAATCATCAACGATTGATGTGTTTAAATTAGCTTTAATATCTAATGGTTTTCTACCTATAATTTGCCTCATTTCATCTTTAGTTAAAATCTGCAATAAAACAGATTCGCTAAACGATGGCATGATAGGCTCGGTTGGTTTAATTTTTAACTTGCCTTTTACAGGCGCAAAATAATCATAAACCTGTTGCTGCGTTGCCTGCTTTGGTGCAACATAAGTATTTTGGAATAAGTTATAAGCATCAACCAATTCACTTCTGCCTCCCAATTGGCCTTCTACACGCACTCCGAATAACATAGGTGAGGTAATTTTATGGCCTACAAAGATTTCTTCTTGTATGGTCTTATTTAATGCGTTGTATTTGTCAGCAAAATCGCCTGCAGATAAATCCAATACCTCAGGAACCATGTTCGGATCGTCAACAAAATCAATTACAAATGTACCTGCTTTATCGGTTGGGGCAAACTTGGCTTTCATTCGCTTTTCAACCGATTTTATTTCTTCGTTAGATGGCACACCATTCTTGAAAACAATTAACTTTGAGCCTTTGAATCCATTCTGTATTTCTGCTCTATGAAAATTGGCAATCTCAGCATCGGTAATAATAGCAGGCACTGCACCAATATACTCTGGCAGCGTGTAAGTATTTAAACCTGGTCTATATGACTTGTAATAAAATATCCAATCCTTTTGCTTTTTAGTTTCGTCATAAGGATCAACCACAAAATACTGGTCTGCTTTAATATTTGTGTTTTCGCTTCCATCTTCGTTTAACCAATAGTCAGAAATAAAAAACTTTTCGTTTTTTTCATCACTTCTTATTTTGGAATAATCAATGTGATATAAATCAAACTTCTTTCCGCTTTTTGATGGTATGCCATGCAAATAAAACCCGCCAAACAACTCATTGTCTAATGTGGTTTTGCCCATTATATCATCGAGTGATTCATAAGGATTTGGATGATCAATAAAAGATTGCAATGCAATTATATTATCACCATCCATATTGGTTTGGTCAAAATAAAATCCTTGACCTTTTATGTATGTTTGCTTTGATGTTAGTATTGCATTATGCTTTGCCGAACGATTGAACAACGTAAGCAAAAACTCTGGATAATTATTTGTTTCGCCATACTTTACAAATGGAATTCTATCAGACTTTTTTGGCTCAATAAATTGTGGCACTTTGTCGTTCGTAAATTGAATCGACATTAAAGATTCATAATTGTTTTCTCTCATTCTGGATTGTAGATAATAGTTGTTGTTGACAATGGATTATAATCTGTTGTTTGCACTTCGTCAGGCACAACCCATACCAAACCAACTTCAACTGTTTTGGTAATAAACGGAACGGCTGCCAATGCATTTGCCAGGCCTGTTGTATTTGCCAAACTTGTTTGATAAATTGTGTAATCGTAAAAGCCTTCGTTGCCTAAACTTACCTCACCACTTAGTGTGTTTGGGTTTGTTTTTTCAATCACTTGAAATTGATTATAACGTTGTTTGAATGCCGATGTATCGGTTGCGATAAAATAATAATCCACACTGCTTTGTTGGTTCTTAAAAAGGAACAAATAAATAGGATTGCTAATAGTTGCATTTTCCGTTAGCGTAACAGTCACAATGTTGGTGTATGTTTTTCTAAATTCTATCACAATTTAATATATAAAAAAATAGAAAAATTGTTAAACAAAAAAGGCTGCCACAATGGACAGCCTTTAATTTAACACAATCAACAACTTTTTTTTAAGTTAGTAAGGCAGCTATAATAGATGAATCAACTTCGTTTGCCAACGCTTTTTCCATTCCTGTAAAAGTCAATTGGTAACCTTGGAATTCATTCATTGCTTGACCTGAATTAGCAGAACCTGCAGTCACTTCCATTCCGTTTAATTTACCGAATAAAAAGTAGCTATCATCTTTGGTTTTAACAATTACAATTGTTCTGTTCTTAATCAATTGCTCAAGCACGATTTGTGTTTCGTATTGTAGCTTTGAAAAGTTTCCAACAACTGATTGCTCATAAGCAACAGTTCCTGCTGCTGCGTCTGCTTGAATATTTTGAGTGAAATTATTCGCTCCTCTTGGCAATAAAGCATACTGGTAAAATTTCTTCCCAGCAGTCTTAGTGATTGCAGTCACAAAGCCACTTGCATTTTCTGTTATAGTAGTCACATTGGCAAGTTCGGTGATGTAGATGGCTGATATGCCACCTACAACATCCTTACAATCTAATGCGTAACCACTTACTATGGCACATGGCATAATTAGTATGTGAATTTAACGATTTGTGAAGTAATTCCAACCTGAGTTCCCATCTTGAATTTAAGTCTTAAATTCACGGTGTCATAATCTTCGCTGTACCATACTCTCATTTCTTCTTCTTCGTTTTCCAAGTCAACTCCTAAGAACATGTTTGAAGTTCTCAATGCATATGCAGCATTAACACCTGTTAAGCCATGAACTGGAACAATCATGATGTTTGTACCATAGATTGGAAACTCAGCCAATGGGTCTGTGCTTGGATTAAAATGAAATAAGTTTGCTGCTTTTAATGCTTGCAAATAAAGTCTTGCTTTATCAACACCAATGAAAACTTTCAAATCTGTTTTGTCTAAAATTGCAGCAGGAATAGCTGAGTAAATCATATCACCAACACTTAATGCATTTGCGGCAGTGATTGAAGTTACAACTGTACCGTAAGCAGCAGCGTTAGCTTGAACTGTACCACTTGCAGCGTTGATGATCTTAACAAGTCCATCGAACTTATTTAAGTAATCTTGCCATACAGTGGTATCACCTTGCCAAATTGCTTGCTCAACTTTTTCACCTTGCGAACCCATAACATATTCCATAAACGCTTGGTCGATTCCACCTGGTAATGCTTCGTACTGAGAACCTGGTGAAAGCAATAACTGAGTGTACTTAGACTCTAAGTCAGCCACGCACCATGATTTTTCAGCTTTGATTTTACCAACTGTTAGCACTCTTGCGGTGATTGAAGTATCGCCTGATGCGTTAATCAATCCACAAGTACCGCCAGTTTGCCAATACATCTCGTCTGTTAGTTGAGGAATTTGGCCACTTGATTTAATGCCTGTTAATTTCTGCATGTAAGTTGCAGTTTTAGGCTCGAAAAACGATTTTACTAATAAAATGTTTTCGTTTGTTTTGACGTAGTTCGTCAAACTTGTTACTACGAATCCCATAATTTTTTTTTATTTATTTAATTTGTTTTGGTAATCTTTAAAAATTTCAATTGCACTTTGTTTGTTTGGTATTTTTTTGTAAGTAATATTCTTTGGTGCTTCAACAATTGTTGCAGGCTCGTTTGAAATAGCTTCAACCAATTCAATTACTTTTGCAAACTTGTCCGATGTGCTTGCTTCGGTATTGTTTACTGTTTCGGTAATGGCAGAAAATTTGCTTTCATATTCAGCAAGTTTGTTTTCAATTGCGGTCATTCTTTCAACCATCAATTTAAAGTCTTCAAGATGTTTTACAAACTCAGGATTAGCATCGGCTGCCATTTCTTCTTCAATTGCTTCGCCTTCTTTTTTGGCTTCAATTTTAGTAACTAAACCGCCAACAGTTGTAACCATTGTGCCATCTTCTAACTCATGAACTGCATCTGGTGCAGGAATAGTGTTGCCGTCTTCAGCAACTACCATAATTGGTGTGCCTTCGCCTAAGTCATCTTCCCATTGGATGATTGTTCCATCAGCTAATTTAGCTTGTTCAAACTTAGCTTCTACTGTACCGAATTTAATCAAATTCTTGATTTTATCGATTGCTTCTTTACTTGTCATATTGTAATATATTAGATTTTGTTTTTGTTGTTTTTTTAATCCTCAATTTGTTTTATAATATCAATAACTTGTTCAATTATGCTAAGTGGTTTTGCGTCAACTTGCACTTCTTTAAACATGCCTTCAACGCTGAATCCTTTAAATTCTCCGTTGTTTATAAAATTATCCCACACGTCTTTGTTGTCTACTTTATACGAGCCAAACCAGGATCCATTAGGCAACTTAAATCCATTAGGTGAATTGATACCTCTTTCGCTATCAATGATGAAAGATTCAATCATATAAACACCATCTATGGTTTGCGATGGATCATGCATTTTATTTACCGAATTACCGAATTGGTTTTTAGAGAATTTGTTTCTAAGATTGTAAATATCTTCGGCTTCAAATATGCCGTAATATTCACCTGATTCATTGCGTCTATAAATTGGCAAACCTGCAACCATTAACGGGCCAGATATAATTTGCTTTTGCTCGTCTGCTTTGAATTTTATAAATCCGTTTTTGTCTATTTGCTCAAGTTTCTTTGCTGCCCATTCAACACCTGCATCACCACCCCAAGCTAACCACATCAAGCGACCACATCCATCTCCTAATTCTCTCTGTGAACTTTGTCTATGCCTTTCAAAGGCTGACATCCTTGCAATAGTATCACGGCTTATTGCCTCACCTTTTGCGAGTTGGTTTGCTCTTGCCTTTCCGACATCAGTTCCACAATCGCCCCAACCATTCTCTTCTGCATATCTTAAAGCAATCTTAGCGTTCTCTTTTGCTTGTTCTGGATAGTCATCATAGCTTTCTGCAAATTGTGTGCTAAACGCATGCCAATTCATTTCTATTGCAGGTGTATCTACCAATGCAACGGCAGTAATTTCGCTTTCGTCTTCGGCATCTACTTTCCAACGATATATTGGCAATTTTTCCATTTTAATAATATATAAATTTATTTGATAGTTGCTTTTTTCTTGATAGAATCAACGTTGTTTTGGCTATTTGTAATATCAGATTCTAACACATACACCTTGCCACCTTCGTTCTGATTGCTTGTTTTAATTGGTGTTGTGTTGCCAATGTTTACATTGCTTGATGTTGGCCTTAATATTGGAGGTGATGCTGGTGATGATGACATATTCGGCATTGAACCGCCTCCACCTCCACTGCCTCCTGGAACTTTAACTGCAATTATGTTTCTAACCGCTTTTAATCCTGTTGCTGCTGCCGCTGCTGCTGCTATGATTGAGAATGTTCCTGTCGGATCTAATTTTAAACCTTCTTTATAAGCTCTAAAAGCAGCAACATAAGTATCTATTGTAGTAGCAGCAATTGCAAATGCTTTCCCTGCTGCGGTTTCTTTACCTACTAAGTCTGATATTTGACCTAATGTTTGACCATAAGCAGCTAACAGATTTAGCTTTGCATCTTTTTCTAATTGTGCTATTTTTATACTTGCATCGGTAAAATCTTTTTCAGTGATTAATTTATTTGCATAAAAGAAATCTAAAGTTTGTTTGCGCTGCTCAAGTGTTTTAGATTCATCGTTGATAAACTTTAAACCTTTTTCGCGTGCTTCTTCATAACCTTTAGTGGTATCGTCAAACCTTTTACTTGCTTCTTGAAATCCTTTTCTTGCATTGTCAAGTTGCAATTCAAGCCTTGCTTTTTCTGCTTCTGCTTCTAATTTTTCTTGTGCTAATCTTTTTTCTGCAATTGCTTTCCTATTTTCTTCCCCTTTCTTTCTTATCTCAGTTTTAGTTGCTTCAATTTCAACCAACTTGGCATTGTATTCCTCAGAACCTTTTTCAAGCATTGACAATTCATCTTTCTGTAATTTTAATTTGAATTGCAAAACATCTTTCCCTTGCGCTTCAAGAATTGCTAATTGTTGTTTTCTGCCTGCTATTTCATTCTCAAGTTTAATCTTTGCATCTTCTTCGGCATAACCTTCGTTGTATGCTTTAGAAATTCTCTCGCCTAATCCTTTTGCTTCTGCAATAGCTTCTGAAAAATCGCCTTTAAAAAACTTACCAATAATTGAACCTAAACCTTTAAAGCCTTCCGTTATTCCTTTGATAGTTCCAAATGCTATTTGTTTAAAGTTTGCAAAGAAATCAGTAACAACTTTGAAAGCAGGGTATGCGTCTGTTAAAGCCTTACTAAAAGATTTCCAATTTGCAACCAATGAACCAATTGCAATCACAAGCAATCCAATTCCTGTTGCTGCCAATGCGCCTTTTAATGTAAACAATGACTTAACACCATCTTTCAACTGTGCGCCAAATACTTTTAATGAATCTTTCATGCCCAACAAGCCATTTAAACCTGTAGCCAATGCGATTGCACCTTGCGTTTTAGCCATTACTTTTTCAAGTTCTTTTGCATCGCTACCAAAGATTGCCATTGCACCTTGAGCAGCAGCAAAACCATTTGCTACTCCGCCAATTACTGTTGCGAATGCTTGAAATTTTGCCTCAGGATTAAATGCCTTAACAGCATTCTTTGCATCTTGCATTTTGTCTTGCAATTCTCCTGCTCTTTTAGCAGCAGTCAAGAACGCTTGTGAGC